GATAATGGATGATATCCTAGGAAATATTTCCTTTGACGAGGTTTTGTCAAATTGTCGTTTTGGACCCGGGTCGTCTCTCAATGAGCCGATTTCCGGACGAGTCCCATCGGATAAGTTTTCCGATCTTCCTACATTAACACCTTCCCTGGTACGTTTTATTAAACCCTTAATGGGCATAAAATGGTACCGTTCGATAGTTTCTAATTGTCTGCATGATATTCGGTCCCCCATATCGGAGGATCAGTGTTATGAGTATGTCAATTCTAAACTATCGGATAGTGTTGTGTGTTATAACTCGTTCACTACTGTTCCCAAAAGTTCTTTTAAACGCCGTCCTATATGCATCGAACCAAAATTAAATGGTTGGTTGCAATTAGGAATCGGCGCTGCGATTAGATCACGGTTAAATAAAGCCGATAATGACCTTCAGAAGGGTCAAGATCGGAATCGTGATATGGCGCAAAGAGCTTATACTGATAAATTGGCTACTATCGACTTAAGTGCCGCTTCTGATACCATCTCTCACGATATAGTGATGAATGTAATGTCAAGAAGCAAGCGCTTAAGCAGGTGGTTCCATTTATTAAGTATTGCTAGGGTGACCCATACTAGAATCATATCTGATAATAAACCACTCATTATCCGGCTAAGTAAGCTCGGATCGATGGGTAACGGTTATATTTTCGAATTTGAATCTCTTATGTTTCTCTCCATAGTAAGGGCGTGTGTGCCGAAGACTGAATGGCATAACGTAAGTGTGTATGGTGACGATATTATTTGTCCCCAATTGTACGCAATTGACGTTATGAACCTATTAAGTATTTACGGCTTCACGATCAATAGTGAGAAGTCCTTTATCTCTGGGGCTTTCTTTGAATCTTGCGGCCACGATTATTTCTACGGTAATTTTGTTCGTCCTATTTTCGCAGGCAATGCCAGCGAAATTAGTTCAAACGATATCCCGTGGGAGCTTCGTATAGCCAATAGGTTGCGAGTTTACTCTAACCGTATCTCTACTTTTCCGGAACTATATACTGCATCTGTGTACCGACGAGTATGGAATTGGCTAAAAGGCCAAATTCCATTACAACGTATACATAGAGGGAGTATCAATCTTGTTCCTGAAGAAGCTGGCGATACGGGCCTCATTAGTAGCTATTCTGAGCTTATTAATGACGGTTTGCCCAATGATGATAAATCATCTACTTGGGAAGGGTACGCCTATGTGTCGATCTCAAAAAGATCTATTACTAGACGAACAAACAGCAATAGCTATTTGTTACTCTGCCTATCAAAGATTCAACGAAGTAATCATTGCGACCCTACATTAAGGTCATCAATGTTTAAAAGTTACCCTGACTTCAATATTGAAGATCGGGACCCTGAGTATGGCGAAGAGCCAGTACTTAGAAGTAACTTTTTCCTTCGTCGTTTTGTAGTTGTTTCTCAAAATAAATCTGAGAATTTAAGATGGGGTTTAGTTTTTTAACTATTCAATAATTTTTATACAAAAATTATTATTTCCTATCTTCTTCTACTGGGCTCTGCCCAAATGGTGGTAATCCACCTGGGTGATACGTGGGATCACTCTGCGGCCATACAGAAATCTGTGGCTAAAGGTAATCTTCCATGCTATCATCGTATGTTGCTGCCTTGCAAC